TGTCACGCTTCAGGGTTTCGAGTAACAGCTTCCCGTCAGCGGTCTTGAAAAGGCGGGAGAATGCCCGGCATTCGATGCGGGCTTGGCGCTTCAGGTTCTTCTGAAGGTCATCGTCTTCGTCGGAGTCGGTGAGGTCGATCATGCTGCCTTACCTCCCAGCGCTGACGCCACGGCGTTGATTTGTTCGGGCTTGAGCTTCGATGCGGCGGTGACTCCCTCAGCGGCCATGGCCATCTGCTGTTGCTGTGCCATCGCCTCTTGCTCTGCTTGGATCGCGCCCTGGTATTCCTCCTCGGATGACATCCATTCTTCCGGCACTCCGAAGTTGCGGCCGAGGCCCTTTGCGGCGGATTGGATCTTCACCACGTGGCGAACGCTTGGATCGATCGCCAGCATCGGTTGCAGCGATTCCAGCAGGCTCATGAATCCGGACGATTGGAGCGAGCGGATCGCCAGTGCCACGCGGGACGTGAACATGATGCGAGGCGGCCTCACGTGCGCCCCTCCGCGATCCATGGCGACCACAGACGGCGGCGGCTCCGGGAAGCGCATTTGCTTCATGTAGATGCGGAAAACGCGCTGCAAGAGCGGGGTTTGCCACTCGGTTTGAACGCGGGTGGTGGTGGGGGAGAACAGAATCAGCTTCTCGCTTGCCCGCTCCCAGACTTCGGCCCGGGTCATCTGCTTGTCGAGCTGGGAGAACATCTTGAACAGGTCGTAGTGATACGCGTCCTTGATCTCCTTTTCCCGTCGAGCAAGGCGCTCAAGACCGGCGTTCATGTCCGATGTACCCACGCCCCACGTCTCGGGCTTCGCGTTCTGGAACGGGTTGTAGATCGTCACTTCGCCCGGTCCCATGCCGACGTTTCCTTCAAGCGTGGAAGGGATCAGCATGCGCGGATACAGCGCGATCTCGGCCATGCCATCCATCAGGCGTTCAAGCATGTTGAGCTGTTTGGCCGCCGGTAGCGCCTGCCAGCCTGGGCACCATCCATAAACCTCGCTGCCCCACTTCAGGTATCGGCTCGCAAGGTAGGGATTCGAATCATACCCGCTCTCGCGGAGCATGTGCTTCTCACCGGGAATGAACCAGCACGAGGCAACGCCCATGTTGAGAGAATCCAGCTTCAGCGTGTCCCGATCCTCACGCGGATAGACCGCATGCACGGTCACAAACTTCTCGGTGTAGCGCCTCTTCGGATCAGCCAGAGCGTCAGCGACCTTCTTCGGAAGCCTGTCCTCTCCGAACTCTTGGGCGAGCTGTTGGGCGGTCATCTCGCGCTCGCGAAACGTCGTGTCCACCATCTTCTCGGAGTTCTCGGCAATCGAGTAGGTTCCGCATGGCACCGCATCGAAGATCAGGCCGGATGGCGAGGTCATGGACTCTTCGCAGTAGATCAGGCCGGTTCCGAATCCGCATCGATCCAAACAGGCCTCATGGGCTTCGGTGTAGAAATTCGAGTTCGCCAGACCTTCCAGCATGATCTCGGCGCATTTCGAATACCAGCGGTAGGCGGCATCGTCGCCACCCTGCGGAGGTTCGGCCTGGAACCACTTTTCATTGACCGGAAAAAGGTAGCTCATCGTTCCACCGGCAAGCGTCATGTTGCACTCGACGGCGGTCGTGTTGTAGAGCCTCGATTCCTTGTCGCCGCTGGGCGTGGTGTTCTTCGTGGTGATCTCGGCCTTTCGCGGAGAAACCACGTCGCCAAGCTCCTGGCACCATGAATCCCATTGGGATCTATGCGCCTTCAGCGCGTTGTTGCGGTGGCAAAGTTCTTCGATGTCGGCGGGCATGGCGGTATCAGCCCAAAAGGGACTTGGTTCCGGGTTGGTCGGCGGTGCCGAGGAGTGACTTCGGTTTCACTGTGGAAGCGTAGCCAGCACGAAGGGATGCGTCCCGGCGGGCGGTCTCGCCTTCCTTGGCGATTGTCCTGGACGAATCGCGCACGGGGGGCGGTGGCGCCACCGGCTTGGGTGGTTGGTCCCCGCCTTTGTGGAGGCGCGAGAGCTTGCCGTTTGGCCCGATCAGATCGGGGGTGAAGTGTGGTCCTGAAGGTTCGTGATGCATCGCCGTTTGAGTGCTTGGTAGGAGTGAAACCGCAAGATGTTGCGGCGTTCGAACGAAATCCACATGACAGGTTGATGGGGGAAAGTAAAGAATTCCAAGAGATCGCCAGCGGCAAGGTAGATGTGGAGGCAGTCCCGAGGGGCGCACGTCAGATCATTTTCCCAAGGATCGACGATCGATGAGGCTGGCCAATCGCGGCAGACGTATCGCGCCATGATGAACGCCGTGGGCGTGGAAATGACGATGCCGTGGAGCAAGTGCGCCTCCATGTCCTCACGGAATGACCGAGCGCAAGGCTCGCTGAGGTAGACGGCGGCGGCTTGTTCAGCGGGGGTCATTTGTAGCTCGCTGGCAATGGCTTCCCGAGTTCCTTCCGGTCGTGCTTCCGCTTGATTGCGTGATCCATGATTGCCCGGTGCTCGTTGCGGATCACCAGGCCGACAATCACCCGCTTGGATTGGCTGTCCTTCCCGTTGCTGGCAAATCCGAAGGGGATTTTGGCCGCACGAGCGGTAAGCATGAGCCTGCTTCCGAGATGGATGTAGCACCCGGCGGGAGCGGATTCGGTGGAAATGTCGATGTCTGGATTGCGTTGCATGGTGTGTGTCATTTGATTCCTGTTACCCGGATCTTCCGGAAGTTGATTTGCCCGCCACGTGAGACGGTTGGCTTGTCGTCGTCGAAGTCGTCATCGATCAAGCGCGGGCCGTGCTTCGTGACGGTGATCGTGTGGCCGCTGTGGCTTCGTGAGGCATTGTCGGGGATCATCCCGGCCTGTTCCGCCTCCGCGATGTATCCGAACGCATCGGCATCGTGAGACGCCCAGTCGTGGTTGATTTCGCTGCGGATCGTCGCGCTCGTTTTCTCGGTCTTGCGGTGATACGCCTCCAGCGAAACCAGCAGTTCGACCGTCGTGGACAGTCTGAAATGGATGTTCGGGAACATCCCCCACATGCGGTTGATCCGGCGCTCGATGTCGTTGGTCCGTGGAATTACGCACACATTCTGAAGCCCTGCCGATGCCAGCTCCTCGACGAATGAAAGGCCTCCCGGGAGTTTGCTTGCAGCGTCATGAGGCAGGCAGTGATTCCCGTAGGCATACCCCTTGGCCAGCATGTGAGCCACGCGCTCGCCGGTCGTGAGTCTCAGCCCCTTGTCATGATCGACGATGTAAAGCCGGATGCCCACGCGCTGGAAGTAGACCACGCTCGTGTTCTCCGGTGATCCCAGATCCCAGCACGTGTGAACCAGCGCGGATTTGTCCGGATTGAACTCCTGAACTCTTCCATCCGCCTCTGCTTCTGCAACTTCTTTCGCGTAGATCGCGCCGGGCCGGCCGATGTTCGGATTGCACTCGTATTCCTGCTGGTATGCGTCCTCGGTCATCGTCTTGCGAAGACTCGCCAGCTCTTCGGCTGGGATGATTCCTGACTCGGATGCGCGAAGGATCATCGAAAACCACTCGGGGTCATTCGCGGCCTCGATGCACCGCTTCCACTGACCTTTCTTGCCCTTGATGGTGCCGATCCACACCGCCCACCCCTCATAGTCGGAGAGGCACGGGCGAATGACCGACGGCCACGCATTTGGCGAGATGTCCTCTGGCTCGTCGATGATCACGCCGTCGAAGTAGAGACCGCGCATCCGCTCGTAATTCTCGCCCGAGTAAAGCCGGATGATCATGCCGTCCTTGAACGTGATTTTCAGTTCGCTCTCGTTGATGTCGATGCCGGGAATCTGCCAGACGAATTGCTTGAGATACGCCCATGCGATGTCCTTTGCCTGCGCCTGCGTTGGCGCGATATAGGCGTATCGCTTAGGCGGGCCGGGCCGCTTGTGGGTGATCGCCCGACGCAAGAGCTTGCAGAGGCTGTGGAACGTCTTCCCACCCCGACGATGGACAACGAGGCAGTCCCATCGCTTGTCGCTCATCACGAATTCGCGGAACGCTTTGCGGGGGCGGATCTCCAGCTTTACACTCACTTGGCGTCTCCTCCGATGATGATGCTGACTTCACCTGTCACCGTCGCGTTGAGGTCGAGCTTGTCGCCGTATCGCTTCGGGTCCCATTTCGCGAGGAGCTTCAGTCTGGTTTCAACCCTCAGCCTGGATCGCGAGATCCATTCGCTGTTCGGCTTCACCCCTCCTGACTCCGTGAATTCGTCGTCGTGCTCGGTCTGGTCGGCAATCGTCAGGCATTCTTGCGCGATGGCGTCGAATCCTCGCGCGCGCGCGTCCGCGATGGCATGTGAAAACTTGTCGTCCTTTTCCATCCATACCCTGACGTTGGAGTCATCCGGCATGTGCTCATCCCGGCAGATTGCGGCGAGCGGCTCACCCTTTGACAGCCTCGCGCAGATCTCGGCGGCAAGCTCCGGCGTGAACTTCGAAGGACGCCCCCGCTTGCGCTTCGGAGTAGCTGTCTTTTTGCTCAATGGTCGTTTCGCTGGCATGGTCTTCTCTCCTCTTATTTTAAGCATGGGCGTCAAGCCTTCTTCAGCTTCCCTGCCTGAATCTCTTCGACGGAGACCCAGATTCGGCGGCGTTTGCCTTTCGGTGAGACCTTCACGGCCCCGGTTGCGGGATCGCGTTCGACGGGTTCACCTCTGCCCCGGCGTTCGCGGCCGGATCGGAGATACCAGAGTTCGGAGGGGAGTTTCATTGGGATGGCGGGTAATTCAAAAACTTCTGTTTGTCGCCGTGCATGTAGAGCTTGAGTATCTGATCCCGCTTGCCGTTTCGCATCTTGCCCACCTTCACGCCATCGTCGGCGATGAAAAGCAGCGTGTCGGCATCCTGCTCAAGTGACTTGCTTTCCCGCACCTCTCCGTTGCCGTTGACCTGCGAAGCGGAAAGAACTGGCACTCCGAACTTCTTGGCCATCTGTTTGCCGGCCATCGAAATTCGGGCGACCTCCTGCTCCCTGTTTTCGCCGCGCTGGCGCTCGCCCTTCACGATCTGCATGTAGTCGATCACGATGAGGTCAAGCGATCCGGTGATGTCGCGGATGCGCTGGCACTCGGCCTCGATGTGATCCATCGTTTGGTTGGGTGTGTCGTCAATCCAAACCTTTGATTCTGTCAGCGCGTCGATCCCCCGCTTGATGCCTGACCTGTGATGCTTGTTTGAAGTCTTCGGCTGGGTGATTGCTCCATATTCGACGGCTCCAAGCACACTGACCAATCGGCCTGAAACGACGCCTGCCATCATTTCAAGCGAGAATATGGCAACGGTTTTCTGCGACGAGAGGGCAAAGGCGGCAATCTCCAGCATCATCACGGATTTTCCGCGAGTGGATTTCGCGCAGATGATCCAAAGTTCCCCGGCCCGCATTCCGCCGCTGATCGAGTCTATTTCCTCGTAGCCGGTGGCCATGCCTGGAATGGAGTCCGATGATTCAAAATCGGCCTTCCACTGCCGGATGAACTCGCTGGCCGATTGCTCTCCGTTCTTGGATCTCGACGGCGTGGAGATGGCTTTCTTGATTGCCTCCAGCGCGTCAGATGCAGCCACTGCCGCCTCATCGCTGGACTGGCTATCGCCAATCCGTTTTGCCGCCGTCACGGCGATGCGGCGGGCTTTGGCCTCTCTCAGTTGGTCGGTGTATGGTCCCCAATAGTGATGCACAGGCCCGTGCATGATGAGGCTGGCAACCGCCGAGGGTCCACCCACGCGAGAGAGCATCCCTGAAAGCTCCAAGGATTGAATGAAAAGCTCGATGTCGATCGCTTCATGATCCGGGTGGGTCTTGGCATACTTCAGGATCTCGCCGTGCATCTGGCGAAGCTTGTAGAAGCAGTCCGCATCGATGCCCTCCGATGATGCGCGGGCGATGTATCGGGCTGGATCACGCATGAAGCAGCAAAGGATTGATTCCTCTGCAATTTCAGCGG